TCTGTCTGGGATTTTTATCCTGATCCAGACGCTTACAACATGGAAGAATGTAATTATGTTATCGAGCGTCATCGGTATACACGATCCCAGCTACGCGAGTTAAAGAAGCGTCCTTACTTCCGCCCGTCAGTTATTGAAGAAGCTATTAAAGAAGGTGAGAACTACACTCGTGAATGGTGGGAAGATGATCTAAACGATAACCAGATCAGTTCTGAGTTTGGTTCAGAGAATTCCGTGACAGGTAGCGGCGGCGTAGATCGTTTTGAAGTATTAGAATTTTGGGGTACCATTGATCGCAAGGTGGCTGAGTCACAAGATATCGAGATACCAAAAGAGTATGAAGATACTGATGAACTACAGATTAACTGTTGGATTTGTAATGGTAAAGTACTACGTTTTGTAATTAACCCCTTCACACCTGCACGTATTCCTTATGTAGCATCGCCGTATGAGTTAAATCCTTACAGCTTCTTTGGTATCGGTCTTGCTGAAAATATGGATGACACTCAGACGCTTATGAATGGTTTTATGCGTATGGCCGTGGATAACGCGGTTCTATCTGGAAACCTCCTTATTGAAGTAGATGAAACCAATCTAGCACCAGGACAGGACTTAAATGTTTACCCTGGTAAGGTATTCCGTCGTCAAGGGGGCGCTCCTGGACAGGCTATCTTCGGTACAAAATTTCCTAACGTCTCCTCTGAAAATATGTTATTATTCGACAAAGCTCGGGTTCTAGCTGATGAGTCATCTGGTTTGCCTTCGTACTCGTATGGTCAGACAGGCGTGATGGGTACCGGTCGTACTGCTTCAGGTATCTCCATGCTAATGGGGGCAGCTAGTAACTCTATTCGCACTGTTGTTAAAAATATTGACGATTATTTATTACGTCCGTTAGGTGAAGCTTTATACGCTTGGAATATGCAGTTTGATTTTGATCCTGAGATTAAAGGGGATCTGGAAGTTAAAGCACGAGGCACAGAAAGCTTTATGCAGAACGAGGTGCGTTCTCAGCGGCTTATCAGCTTCCTACAGATTGCTAGTAATCCTGTTCTTGCTCCTTTTGCGAAGTTCCCTTACATTATGCGCGAGATTGCAGCGACTATGGATCTCGATATGGATAAGGTCACAAACAACCCCGAGGAAGCCTTCCGGCAAGCCCTGCTGCTTCAACAGATGCAGAAGCAAGCTATGGAAGACGCTCCTCCCCAACAATCTCAGGTAGCTGTCGGACAAGACGCTATGGGTACTGGAGGAGGAACAATCGGTGTAGGACAAGCACCGGTACCCGGAGAAGAGGGAGCACCTACTGGGGGTGGTCCTACACAGGCTCCTCAACAGCAACCTTCCGGTCAAGGCGGTATAACAGAACAACAACTTATTCAAATGCTCCAACAAAATCAGGCGGGTAGTGCTTAATAATGAAAGAAGTTTTAATTTTAGTCAATCAACCAGATTTTCAACAGCTAATGGATATCTATTTAGACGAAAAGAAGAAAGAGTATTACAGGATACTAGAACAGTCTGATGATGAAAAAGAATTATATCGAGCGCAGGGCGCTTGCAGCTTGTTAAATAAAATGAAAAATATGAAAGTTGAAGTTCAAACAAAAGCTAAGAGGGGTTAAATATGTCTCAAGTTTTAGATGCAATTAAAAGAATTCGTACTAACAAAATAGGAGATGCCTTAGAAAAATTTGCTGATATAGTTTCTAAGGTAGAGTCTAACAATGAAAATGTACGTCAAGAAGGCGGCGGTCCAGGACGAGGCTTTTATCAATATGAGATGCAAGCTGGTTCAAAAAAACCGCAGGGGGCAAAAACTGCGCTTAATAGATATAAGAGATTTTTAGATCAAAACAGTTTAACTATGCCTGAAAGCTACGCTAGAGAATTAAAAAGCAAAAATTTTGACCCTAACGATCCTGACTTTACAAAACTCTCTAGAGAACTTCAAACAGAAATATTTTATGCCGATAAGCAAGAAGATCCTGACTTTAAATTAGCAGATCTTGCAAATGGCACTTTATCGTATCAAAACGCTTGGCTTGACCATCATTGGAAAGGGCCAGATAAAGACAGAGAAGCTAGAATAAAACATTACAACAACGAAATACCTCAGCCAAAACCTACACCACCACTTCCTGAACCACGGCCTGAACGAAATATGCCACCTCTGCCAGAACCACGGCCACCGCAAGGAAGTGAAAAAGATTTTCCTCCTCAAGCAATAAACCCACCCCCGAGTTCTTTTCGTTTTGATGAGTCTTCTACTATTGACAGTTTTAATTCAGATCCGTCTATCACGGGGGGTCAAGCCGAAGACAGTCTCGATGCCCAAATGGCTGAGGTTATGGGGTCTGATCCTAGTCGATATCGTCCTGTACCTAAAGAAAAGCTTACGGAGGGCGAGTCTTTAAATAGCCGTGAGTTACTAGAAAGTCCAACTCAACAAGAGGTGGGTCCGGCATATACGGAAGAAGAGTTAGCTAGAGAGGCTTACGTAGATCCAGAAAGCGCCCGTCGTCAGCAGGAATTTGAAGAAGGTACAGGTGCGTTTGCTTCAGAAAGTACCGGTGATCAAACTATCGGTGATATGCTTCGTAGCTTCTTTGGCACTAGTGAAGAAGCAGATACATATGAAGGACCAACAGGAGAAGCTGATCCAGCTAACTTTGCTGAAGGTGGTCCCGTAGAAAAGGAACTAGAAGTGACAGAGGATGATCTACCAGACCCGCCTCCTGGTGCAACTCCTGAAGAAGTAGCGGATGATATTCCTGCGTATCTTTCAACCGGCGAGTATGTTCTTCCGGCTAACGTAGTTAGGTATTACGGATTAGCTAAGATTAAAGACTTACATCAAAACGCCCTATTTGAATTACAGCAGATGGAAGATCTCGGGATGATTCAAAACGTGGATCATAACGGTGAAGAAGAAGACGATGACGATGAGATGACTTTTATTCAAGAACCAAAAACACTCCTTGTTATTGAGTCTTCAAAAGGTTTGATGCGTCCTATGCACTTTAATGAGGGTGGTAACCCTAATGAACCTGGGGAGGGGGAACCCGCTTCATCGCCACCGAGTGAAACTCAAGGCTCCGCAGATCAAGGATCAGATCCAGCAGAAACTGGGACAGCACAGGCAGAAGAGCAAGCAGAGGCGGATATAGCTGCGGCAAATCTTGAGAAGGAATCTACAGAAGACGCACTAGGTTTGTTCGGTACCGGTCTTACCGCTGAAGATATGGCAATGAACACAACGCCGGGTCGAGCTTTAGCGGCAATTGGCGCTATTGCCGGGGCCCTTACAGATACTTTTCAAGGACTCGAAAAGGAAGGTGTTACTGTTGATTTTCCTGGAGAAGATGACTACAGTGGATTTGGGAAAGGCACAGACATCGGAGGTGACGACGGTTCTAGAGGTGGTGGTGGAGATGACCCAAACATATCTATGGCAGATCTAACTCCAGAAACTCCTAGGATTAGAACTTCTGTCCGGCGATTTATACCTGGAGTTGGTATTATTGATACCGCTCCTAAAAGAGGTATTATGAGGGCCTCTAACGGCGGCATGGCTTACGTACCAGGGGTAGGATTACTAGGGACCGGTCAAAAAAACACGTTTGGCGAAGATCAATCAGATTTGTTTAACTTTAAAGATTTTGTGTTATCTGGAAGTTTTGATAATTTGTATTCTATGTTTATTGACTCTCCCGAGGGATACTCCCCTGACGAATTTAGAAAGTGGGAAGAAAAGACAGAACAGAGATACAATAAGAATCCTAGGCTTACCGGAAAAAGTCTGAACCAAAGAAGAACTCTTGCGCGAGAAATTGTTCCTTTCGGCGCTAATTTAGATGGAAGTGCGGGGAGTCATAACGAAATATCTAGAGACAAAGAACTTTGGGCGATTCTTTCACAATATGGCATGGGCGGCGATCAAGGAGAACTACTAAAGAATTACAATGAGGGTTATAATATGATTGATCTGAATGGTTCTCCAGCGACAAACGAGTTTCTTAAAGCAAAACTCGACACATTAGCCTCAACTCGTAGAATTAAACGGGAAGGAATATCATCATCTGATATCCCGGAAGGTTCTACAAACTATGACGTTATTCGTAGTTTATATGCTCCTCAAGTGTCATTATCAGAAACGGAAGGTCCAGAAAATAGGTTTTATCCTGATAATTTAGATATACTGAGCGACCCCGAAGGGTTTAAGCGGCAATTCGGTTCTGATTTAACCGGACCTGCCGATGTAGATATTGTTAATAGATTTATAGGTGCATCGCCAAAAAGTAACAATGGTATTATGTCTGCCTCACCCAAAAATACCTTTATACCGGGGGTTGGCCTAGTTTAAACCTTTTTTGCGGGCTACCCACTACCCTCTTCGTGGTGAAGAGCTACTGGTGGCCCCCTATAGAGAGAGAGTAAAATGCAAGCTCAAGCAGTAGAAAACACACCTAAAGTTTCAATGATGAAGTACAAAAATAATTCATCGATTGAAGAAGAAGAAAAGGAAATTGAACGCCTAGAAGCAGAACGCGCAGGAAATACTGAAGAAGCTGAACAAGAACCAGAAGAATTAAATCCTGAAGAGGAGACGTTTAAGAAACGCTATGGCGATCTTAGGCGACATATGCAAAGCAAAGAATCTCAGTATGTAGAAGAAATCAGCAAGTTAAAAAGTCAATTAGAAAGCGTTACTAAGCGACAGGTAAAACTGCCTAAGAGCGACGAAGAGCTAGAACAGTGGGCTGAAAAATATCCAGACGTAGCTAAGATTGTAGAAACAATCGCTACTAAGAAAGCAATTGAAGCACGAAAAGACGTAGAAGAAAAATTAGCTGCTGTTGATAAGATGCAGCACGAAGTGAAAGTTAAAGAAGCAGAGTCAGAGTTAGCTAGGTTTCACCCTGACTACAGTGAATTACGTGCAGATGCAGACTTCCACGCATGGGTAGATGTACAACCTAAGTGGATTCAGGATGCTCTATACGAAAATGAAACTGACTTCTTAGCAGCGTCAAAGGCAATTGATCTCTATAAACTAGAGACAAAGCCAAAGCCTACTACAAAAGATGCAGCTAAGAGTGTTGGACGGCCACGACGTTCGCAAGAACCTACACTAGAGACTAAAGCAAAGTGGTCCGAGTCAGCAGTTAAAAAGCTTTCGGGTAAGGATTACGAGCGGTTTGAAAATGAAATCATGGAAGCTATTCGTACAGGCAACTTCGAATACGATATTTCTGGTGGTGCTCGGTAATTTTTTACTTGACAAATAAAATTTAGTATGTTATAATATTATCTATACAATAAAAGTGGGCCATTAATTTGGCCCGCTTCTTTCCAGACACCTCTAAATGTTTAGACCACTGTCTGATCTTCCGCTAACACTTACGGAAAATTCAACTACCTGTACAATATTTAGGCCGGAACCCCTACCCTAATGAGTCAGCCTTGAATGCCTAATGTTAGTTCTTTTTAGCAAACAGCCTGAAAGGAGATAACCAATGGCTTTTTCATCGGCTCCTGGCTACGGTAACCTACCTAACGGTAACTTCTCGCCGGTAATTTACAGCAAGAAGGTACAGACTGCGTTCCGTAAGACCAGTATCGTTGAAGACATCACAAACAGTGATTACTTCGGTGAGATCAATAACTTTGGTGATAGCGTTCGCATCATCAAGGAGCCAGAGATCACCGTTAAAGAATACGCCCGTGGCACCGTTGTAATGCCACAGGATCTCGATGACGAGGACTTCACTCTCGTTGTCGATAAGGCAAACTACTTCGCCTTTAAGATTGACGACATTGAAGAAGCACATTCGCATGTGAACTTCGAATCTCTTGCTTCTGATCGCGCTGGCTATCGCCTTCGTGACCAGTTCGACCAAGAAATTCTTGGTTACATGACCGGCTTCAAACAATCTGCTCTTCACAGCATTGCCGATACTGCTCGTGTTTCTGGCGACAAGTCCGGTACCGATCCGATCACCGTTGCTGACAATGGTCTACTAGCTTCCATGCTAGTTGCTCGTAACAGCTTCGTTTCTGGTGGTGCTGCTACCGATTCTATCGCTACACACCCAGACGGTAGTACTGGTGAGGCAACCCCTCTACAGGTTCTAAACCGGATGGCTCGTCTTCTTGACCAGCAAAATGTTGACCGTGATGGTCGTTGGGTTGTGGTTGACCCCGTTTTCGCTGAACAGCTAAACGACGAAAACAGCAAGCTTCTAAACAATGACTTTGCTGGTGGTCAGAATGCTGGCGACATTCTTCGGAATGGCCGCATCATTTCTGGCATGGTTCGTGGTTTCCGCGTTTACCTTTCAAACAACCTACCTTCAATTGGCACTGGCCCTGCTACAGTTGATACCAACGGTTCCGCTACCAACTTCGGTGTGGTTCTTGCTGGTCACGACTCCGCAGTCGCTACTGCTTCGCAAATTGAAAAAGTAGAGACATATCGTGATAACGATAGCTTCGCTGACGTTGTTCGTGGTATGCATCTCTATGGCCGGAAGATCCTTCGTCCAGAAGCTCTAGTCCGTGCACACTACAACATTGCCGGTTAATGGGGGAGATAAATTATGGCTTTAGGTGATAATACTCTTACCGTTGCTCGTGGCAATAGTGCCCGTGGCCGTCAGCCGTACTATGTGCAAGGTTTTGTGAACTTTGCTACCGCTGCGACTGACAAAGGCGGCGCTCTTGCTGCTACTGACGTTATTCCGGCTCTTACCGTTCCAGCAAATCATGTGATTCTAGCTGCTGGTCTAGAAGTTTCCGTTGCTAATGTCGGCGGTTCTAATGATGTGACACTAAATCTCTCCACTGCTGGTGGCGATATTTTCGTTGACGGTTTTGACTACGACGCTGCTTCTGTAGGTGACTACGGTGCAGCCGATGCAGACTTCCGTCCGGTAGTAGTCGGCGGTACCGCTGATAATCTTGATGTTACTATTGCAACTGCTACCACTGCCCCAACAGGCGGTGAAGTGCGGGTCTGGGCTGTCCTAATGGACGTCGATGACTCCGGTTCAATGGTTGCTGATGAGGTTTCACGCGACCTAGCTTAATTGATGTATTGGGGCGGGGCTTCGGTCCCGCTCCTCTACTCTTAGGATTTTTCATGGCAACGACTTTTCTCACATTAGTAAACGATACGTTACGCCGTCTAAATGAAGTTGAGATTGCCTCAGCCGATTTCGCGGCGGTTATTGGTTTTCGTGCTCAAGTAAAAGATGCCGTTAATGCAGCGTTGCATGAAATTTCACAACGTGAGTACTTTTTTCCTTTTAACTACACAACAGGTAGTTTAACACTAGCTTCTGGTACAGATACATATACGCTAGCTGCTGATGTTAAGTTAGCTGATTGGAACACGTTTAGAATTAACTACGATGTAGGTAATAATTTTTCTGCTCGTAAACTTCGTCAAATGGATTACAATAACTATCTCAGTTCATATTTCGAAAGAGATAGCGAGGCGGGATCAGGTGACTATGATCAGCCGATTTATGTTTATAAAACTCCCGGTGGAAATGCCGGGTTTACTCCTATTCCAGATGCAGCATATTCCGTTTCTTACGACTATTATTCTTACCACACAGATTTAACTTTAAGCACAGATACTATGGTAGTTCCTGATGCCTTTAAACATGTAGTGATTGATGGATCTGTATATCACTGTTATATGTTCAGGGATAATTCTCAGCAAGCCGCAATTGCTAAACAAAAATTTGATCTAGGTATTGATCATATGAGATCTCTCCTGATTAACACAAACCGTCTTTTAGAAGTGCGGGATACCAGAGTTGCCAATTTAATTAATGCTCCGACAGGGAGTATTTAATGGATAGTTGGAGAGACGTTACGGTATTATCTCGTGGCGGTCTATACACAAATGAAGATGCTCTAGTTCTAGCTTCCAGTAATCCGGGTGCGGCTATTCGGATGTTAAACTTTGAAATATCTCAATTTGGTGGCTACAGACGTATTAACGGATTTGAACCTTACGATGCTACTTATCCAACCTTACCAGGGCTTGGAAAAGTTTTAGGTATCTGGATTCATAGTGATACTGTATACGGTGCTCGACGTAATTCTGGTGATGCTACAGGTTCTTTAGGAACGAACCCTTTTGCAGTTACTGATGGAAGTGCTACAGTTACAGTAACACATGTTTCTCATGGGTTAGCTATCGGCTCTTTCGTTACTTTTGCAGGAGCATCCGCTGTTGGCGGTCTTTCTTTAAACAGCGAGTTTGTTGTTACTTCAACTCCAACGGCTAATACTTACACATTTACCGCTAACGGAATTTCAAATGCAACTACTTCTGGCGGCGGCGCTTCTGTATCTTACTCTTACAGCTATTACTATTCAGTTTATAGATTTACTGCTGGAGTAGGTTGGGGGAGTGATATTACAACTGGTACTCGCTCTGCAATTGGTATTAATAAACTTCGCACTACAGAACATAGTTTTACAGGTTCAGAAGTTCATATTGTTACAGATGGTGTGAATCGTCCCTTTCGACATAACAGAACTACATACATCGAAATATATGATCGACAAGGGACATCAGATACTGATACCGAAGATCAACTATCGAATATTTTTGATACTAGTAACGGCGATGCTACAGTAAATGTTACTCACGTAGGTCACGGTCTTTCCGTAGGTGACACTGTACGATTTAGTAACATCGATGTAAATTTAGGGGGTGAAAACGCCAATAATAAAGACTACACTGTTACCGTAATCGTGGATGCCGATAACTACGAGTTTGAATTAAGTTCTGCATCTACCGTATCAGCTCAAAACAATGTAGGCGGTACGGCAATAAATTGGTTTTACACTTTAGCCGGAACCGGAACAAAAAATATAGCTTCAGCAAAGTACAACACTGATTTTAGAAATCATATATTTTTTGCTGGGATGTCTGATAATCCAAACTTTTTAGTTTTTAGTTCTCCAAATACAGATTTAAATTATCAACCAGCAACTGGTGCTGGTGTTATTAATATAGGTTTTACCATCACAGGGATTGTAAAATTCCGAGATAATTTATATATATTTGGATCTGATAAAATTAAAAGATTAGTAGGTAATAGTTCTGCTGATTTTGTTTTACAAGAAGTTACTAATAACATCGGTTGTATCGCTTCTGATAGTATTATAGAAATCGGTGGTGATATTTTATTCTTGGCATCTGATGGTATCAGACCTATTCAGGGTACAGCGCGTATCGGTGATATTGAATTAGAGACTATATCAAAACCGATTCAGCAGATTCTTCAAGCTCTTCCTGCTAATCAAAACTTAGATGATATGTGTTCAGTAGTTATCAGAGCTAAGACTCAGTTTAGATATTTCTTCCCTCCCGCAGTTTCAAGTGCTGATAGCGAAGGCATCATAGGTGGGATAAGATTTGCAAATCAACGCACCGGATGGGAGTTTGGACAACTACTAGGAATACAAGCAACCGTTGCGGCAAGCGGCCTTATAAACAATCAAGAAGTTATTGTTCATGGAGATCGAAGCGGTAATATCTTTAAACAAGAATCGGGTAACGATTTTAATGGAAGTGAAGTAGTTTCCGTATATGCTACCCCATTTCTATACCTTGATAGTACTGAAAAACGAAAAGTTTTCCAACATCTAGCCCTATTTACTCGACCAGAAGGGCAGTCTACAATTAATTTAGGTATTGCTTTCGACTGGGATGATCCCGCTATACCAAATCCGAGTACATATAATTTAACAACCGCAGGTGCTCTTTTACGATACACCACAACCGGAGGGACATACGACTCCACGTTCACCTTCGGAGGATCTTCTAGTCCTGTACTAGAAACAAATTTACAAGGTTCTGGTCGAGCTATTTCTTTAATCATAACATCTACAGGAACGCAAGCACCGTATAGCATCAGCGGATTTTCTATAACCTACGAAGAGGCAGGATACAGATAATGGCAGGATACACTAGACAATCTTCAGCCCAAATTTTAAGCGGAGAAATTGTTTCTGCCGCTCCAATTAACGCAGAGTATAACCAGATTGTAAATGCGTTTGATGAGTCAACCGGTCATAAACATGACGGCACTAGTGCTGAAGGCCCGCCAATTGATCGTATTGCCGATGC